ATATTAATATAAAATATTAAAATAATTTCATACCAATTCCTCTACTTTTAGAGTAGTTTACACCATGCGTTGGCAAACCCCATTTAGCTAACTCAGTAGGCGAATTAATAGCATTAGCTGGTTTATATCTTAAATCAACTATAGGGCGATTTTCTTTAGTAGGATCAAACTCATAATAATTATCGTTTAATGGGTTAATTCGAGTAGTAAAATTTGTTATATTTACCATATCTTTTTCAAAATTATATTTTAGATTTTTGATATCACTTAAACCTTCGTTATTTTTAGGTCCTGATCTAAAAATCTGTTCTTTACTTAAAGTTCTATTGGCATCATTTTTAATATTAATAATTCTAGTATCACCAAATTTATAAAACTGAGATCTATCAATTTTAATATTATTTTTTTTAACTCGATCATGTATATCATTATCTTCTTGCCCCCAAGCCCAATAATTTGGAAATCCATTTATTTTTTCAAAATCAGCTCCTGTAATAGATATAATCCCTCCTAGAGTCCATTCAAACCCAAAAAAATGTTTTACTATACCATTAGATGTTTTATAATCTAATAAATTTTTTTCACAAGGCATATTATCTATATCATTAAAAATTAGTGTTATATTTTTGTAATGGTTAGGATATTTGTTTTTTACAACTAAAAACCCAATATTTTTCATAGCACCTCTATTAAATGGTTTAGTATCAGCTTGATGAATAAAATATATTTCATAATCATTTTCAGATATTTCACTTAGTATATATTTCATATATACTTTAAAATGAATTAAATGTGGTGCTCTATTTCTATATGGAACTATAAAAATCATTTTAGGAATATTAGATGTATCCATTATATAATATTTATATTATATAATTATTAAAATAACATATTTTATTTTAATTCTAAATTTTGAATTTCACGTTTATTGAGTAATTTTTCACCATAATTAACTGATTCAATTGGTTGCCATTTTTTAAATTTTTTATTATATATACATTTCATATAAACGATTTTTTTAAGATTAACAAATTTATCATCAGAAATATTTTCAAACTCTTCTTCATTATCACTCATTTCAAGTAAATCTAAATTATGGTTTTCTTTAATAGTACGAAATAATTTATTCATCAGTACACTTGTTTTATAGTCAAATATACCTGCATATCCATAAAAATCATCTTTATTATTACCTTTACAATATAAAGTATATATATCTTGTTCGATATTAGCTTTAATTTTAAAGATATTTTCAGTATTATTATTATGTTTATTAATTAATATTCCACAATTAGTATTGTAGTCATATTTATAAAATGCAATAGAATAAATAGGGTAAGGTATATTTTTAATATTAGATAAAGTATTATGTAAATTATTATTAATATAAGGTAAACCAAATATTACAAAATTTTTATTATAAGCTTTTTGTTGTAAATAGTTATTAAATATATCATTAAACAGTTGAAATTTATCTTTAAAACTTTTATCTTCAACATTAGCTCCTTTAAAATAGTATATATTTTCACAACTAATAAAATTTTGATTGTTATATTTAAAGTAAGTTCCATAAATAATAGTTCCATAGGATAAAGTTTTATCATAACAAACAGTAATTATTTCAACATTAGTAATATTATTATATTTATTTAGATGTAATAAAATACATATATTATTATTATTATCATAAGTAAACCATGCTAATACTTTAATACCAACAGGTATTAATGCAAACAGATCAGCATAAACTTTCTTATGTAAAATATTATCATAAGAAAGTTTTAATTCAGGAAGACGATTAATATAATAGTATTTATCTCGCATAATATATTATATATTTTATATCTTTAATCAGTTTTCAATAATAAATTTTATTTTAATTATAAAAAATTATCTGATTTCACTATATAATTTTTGATCAAAACTATTACCAAAATTATTATTAACAGTATTAACACTATTTTGTTCTTTTAATTCATTAAAAAAATTTTTTAGTTCATTTTTCATATCATTCTCATTACTGGTTGTAGTAATTTTTTTATCAACTATTTCATCAATTTTAGTAGTTCCGATTATATCTTGTGGTTCAATATCATTAGTAATTTTTTCAATATTTTTATAACGCATCAATGGTTGTTCTACCAAATCTTTAACTTTTGGCGTAGTCAAAGTATCTTTAAAAAAATTAAATAAATAATGTATTAAAATAATTAGTATTAAAGATGTAATAATCCATAAAGTAATATCATAAAACATTAATATATATAATTTTATATTGTTTAATATAGTTTATAACGGAATTTATTTATATTTTATAAATTTTAAATTAGTCCATTTTTGTTTAGAATTATTTGTAGTCACAGCTGCATAAGCACTAGCCTCTTTTATATTACGACTACCTAATAGTCGTATATATAGAGAAATATAAGCACCTTCAACTATATTTCTAGTAGGTTGTAAACTAAAATTACCCGGAATAGCTGTATTGTCGGATATTATTGTACTACATACAATATCTATTTTAGATCGTAATTTATAGTTATCAGTTTTAAATTTGTTAGCTAAACTTTTACCATAAACACTAAATGTATTAGTAATATATGCTAAATGAATATTATTTTTTAATAAATTATTCAGAATATCTATATTCATATTTTTGTTAAAATCAATTATAATTGTACCAACATTATTAATAATATTATCATCTTCAAATGGTATACTTAATGCTATTTTTATTGTTGGCTTATCTAATGCAGTAATTGCATCCATGAATAAAGCATAATATGTTTGTGTTAATCTAGATATATTAAAATTATCAGCAATATTATATTTTTTTGTATAATGTGATAAATTATCATTATATATTGGATTATCAGGTGTATTATTGAAACTATAAATAGTTTTAATATCAAATAATGTATATAAAATTCCTTTAAAAAAATTTGTTTTAGGAATGATTCGAGATTTTGAATTAATTATAGATTCTATCATTTTTACTAAAATACAACCACCAATCTTACTATGGTCAATATAAAATTCAATACTGTTATTATTAATATTAATATTAATATCAGGATGTTTACAATTTAAAACATCATCTGATGTATATATTTGTGAATAATTATTATATTTTGAAATTAAATTTAATACACTATTAAATCTATCAGATTTAATATTATCTATCATTTTTTCCATATAAAGATTGTTAATCTCAAATCGAGCAATTAATTGATTATTATTATTATTAGTTGTAGTATGAAATTTATCTTCTAATGACATATATAGATTATACTTAATATATTTAAATTTATATTTAATAAATTATTTTAAGATAATTACTCAAATCATTAATAATATTATTATCAATTATCTCAGTATTAAGTAAAAAAAATGCATCTATTATTTTATTTTTACTATACTGTATAATTAGTGATATTTCAGATTTTTCTGTTTCTTTATATTTAATTTCATTAATATCTATTAATTTATGTTTATGTGGAATAGTAGTAATATTATCAGAGATAGATATTATACTTTTATCTATGTATAATTTTGCTCCATTAATAGATATAGTTTCTATAGGTTTATCAGTTATATTTAATCTATAAATATTATTGTAATTTATTTTAAAAATACCATCATCAGAATAAACTATTTTAAATTCATTGTTATATTTACAATAATTCATTAGTTTATTAGTATTAATATCACAATTTGGTATATAAATTTTCATCTTATATTGTATAAAATAAACTATTTAAACTAATTTTAATAAGTAATTCTAATATGGTAACATTTATTAAAATTAGTAAACAAGGAAATTTTTCTGAAGAAAAACTAGATAATATAGATAATTTATATAAAAAATGTGGTTTACGAAAACCTGATGGTTTTTGTAATATTTTTGAATATAATTCAAGTAAAGGAAATCTGGAATTATGGAGTCGAAATAATGGTAAGGCAAATATGAAAAATAGCTATATTTTTCCATTTAAAGATAGTTTACAATTGTATGGTACATCAGCAATACTGTTAAAAACTGATAATTACATTGATTTAACAGTAAATATGTTAGATGAATTAGTTAATACTAAACAAGAAAATAATAGTAAAGTTGTAATAAATGACTCATATAACGATAGTAGTGAAGAAAGTAGTGATGAAGATAGTGTATCTGGTGATACTTCAGAACTAGATTCCGAATTAAAATTAGAAGACTATATTTATTCTAGCGAAGAAGAACAATAAATTTTATTAATATTAAAAATTGAATTAGAATTATAATTTATAATATTAATAATAATGATTCTTATTAGTAATCCCGATATATTTAGAACAAACGTCAAAATGTTATTAGGTGATATTTTAGATAATATGAAAAATGGTGATAATTTAGAAAAAGGTATTTATAATTTTACTCTATTAGAATCAGACAAAAAAAATATTGTAAAAAAATGGAATAATAGTTATTTTAATCAACTATATGTTAATAAATATAGAACCATATATAATAATCTTAAGAATAGTAATATAAAATCATTAATTACAGAAAAAAAAATAAAACCACATGAATTAGCATTCATGACACATCAAGAAATGTTACCAGATAAATGGAATCAATTAATTGAAGATATTAAAATTAAAAATAATAATAAATATACACCAAAGTTAGAAGCGTCAACATCTGACTTTGAATGTCTTAAATGTATGGATATTGAAAGAAAAAAAGCAAAACAAGAGAAAAGAGCTATTGATACTACTGCATTTACACAGTGCACATATTATCAGTTACAAACAAGGAGTGCTGATGAACCTATGACAACATTTGTTACTTGTATTAAATGTAATGCAAGATGGAAATGTTAAATAGTTATTGATTTTGTTGTATTAGTAAGATATCAATAAGATTAGAAATTTTTAAATGGCGGAGAAGGAGAAGGAGAAGGAGAAGGTGATGGTGATGGTGAATAATTGAAAATAAAATTAGTATAAATTTTATTTTCAATTAATTCAAGATCATCTAGAATATCTTGGGTATAGCATAATCCAGTATAACAAAAATGAGATAGTATCATAAACGCTAGTAGTTTTTTCATTGATATAATATAATATATTATTTTATATTATATCAATTTTTATAATTAATATATATAAATGCGGTTTCTAAATTGTTTATGTGGATTACTTACTAGTAATATTATTATAGAAAGAATAGATCATTATCCAGTTATATTAAATACTAGATTTACTCCACCACTATTTTCTCATAATGAGCATGATAAATTTAATTATGGTAGTGAAGAGAGAAGAAGATTTAAAGATTTATCAAAGATTAGATATTTAGTTCAAGATCATCACTGTATTCCACGACAATTTAGTAATCACAAATTAATTAGAGAAATATATTTTGATGTTAACTGTTCAAGAAATATTCTTATTATGCCAACTAGATTAGGAGTTAAAGAATTAAATCTAGATCCAAATACTTTAGTGCACGAAGGAGGACATCCTAGATATAATAAATATGTAGGATCGCAATTAGAAAAGATAAATGATGAATATGATACACTAGATGAAAAGAGATACCAAATTTGGTTATTTTTACATTATTTAAAAGATAATTTACATTATAAAAATGATATAATACCTTGGGAATAAATATAAATTTATCTATATTTTAAGATATCGATCTGTTTTGAAGTTGTAGAAAAATTATCATAACCATATATATCTTGCAGTAATAACCATTCAAAAATACCACCTAAATAGATAGCAACATTATTAAAACCCAATCCTATAAGCTGATTATATTTAGTAATAACAGTAATATCATTACTATTTTTACCATATATAATAATAAGAGCATCTTTTTTATTTTTAAGACAATCATTAAGTATAGTAACTTCTTCTTTAATATTAGTAGTTCCTGCAATTAAACAGTCTTGTTCATTATCCGATAATGTATTTATTATAATATCATTATTTTTAATAGCATTTTGAACTTTTTCAAAATTATATAAATTAAATGATATTGTAGACATTGTAGATATTTTATTACCCATTAATTTATCATATTTATTTAATTTTATATTTATACATAAATAATTATAAAATTATTCAAACTCAATATTTTCACTCTCTAATTCGTCCATATATTTTTTATCATCATCATCATTAACAATTTCACTAACAACTAAAATATTACAATGATTATTAATAAAATCAAGACTTTTTTCAGCAACATAATCTCTATAATTTTTTCTAATATCTTTAACATTATTGTTTTTAATAAATTTCCAATCTTTAAAGTCCATTTTTTCACCTTGGGCTGTTTCCCAGAACCCTAAACTTTTTGCTACATCAGCCCATACATCATCTAATAAATCAGGGTGCCCTACATTTTCTACTACTTCACTATATACAATACCATTAATTTCTGGATCCTGCCATTCTGGAAGTGTTTTAAGTCCTTTATATAATTTTTCAGCTTTAAAAATCATTACTGGGAATTTAACATCAATGTTTACATGATCCACATCAATTTGACTAAATGTACCTACATTTACTTGTGGTAAACAGATTGGATCAATTAGAATGGCCTTATTTATTTTATCTGATTCTAATACTTCTGGTTTAAATGATGAATGTGATATATAAGAAACTTGATTTACATTTAATGTATTTGCTATATCATTAATATCTGATTTAGATAAAGGAGAGAAATCAGTAATAGTAACAATTGTAACATTATGTTTTAATTTATTAACAAGATCATTGTACAAAAATCTAGGCATTGTATTAAATAGTCCAGATGAAAAAATAACTGGAGGGCCACTACCAACAAGTGATAAATCTTTACCAGAACTTAATTTGACTGAAGGATTAAATAATTGAAATCCTAAAATAAGAAAATTTACAATACTAAACATTATATTAATATTACAACAAAATAATTTTAAATTATTTTACAAATTTATAAATTATGTAAAAAATTCTATTATATATTCTATATATTTTTATGCTTTATCATCAATATCGCTATCAATATCGCTATCATTATCAGATAAATATATTACAAAAGTTTCATTAGAATTAATTCTCTCTATAACACATGCTTCTAGACTAGTGCAAAAATATTTATGATAAAGATATCTTATATATTTCAATAACATACTATTACTTTTAGTATAAGATATTAAAAATTTTCAATTTTTAATTTTTAATTAAATTCAATAGTAATTTCAACTTCTTCGCGCTTTATACTTTTAGTAGCAGATATTGATAATTCTTCTCTCTTTTTTCTAGTTTTGCATCCTTGCATAGTAGTTTTTTTCTTAGCACTACTATTTCTAATATTCATATCAGATTCAATATCTGCATAATTATCTTCAATATATTTGACAACACCATTTTGAATAGCCCATTTGAAAAAATTAAGTTGTCCGATAGTAGTTTGTATATATTTATTATCTTGATATGGAATAGTAATACGATCCCATCTACAAAATGGATCAAAACGTTTTTTAGAATAAGCTTTTAAATTAAGTTTATAATCATTATATACTTTAAACCTATTTTCTTTACTATCTAAACTATATACAGTATAGTGTTTTTTTGCATAGTTAGTTGCAAACCAATCAACAATTCTTAGTGATATTCTAGAATCACCATTTATAATGCTTAGCATTTTATTCATATTATTATAATTATCATGTTTATAATATAGAATAAGACGATTTAATAATAAATCATTTTGTTTAGTATAAGTCATTATTAATTTAGTAATTAAGTTCTCTCTTTTAAATCATTATTTATCTAATTAAAATAGTAAATAAAAACTATTTTATAATATAAATAGTCGATGAAATGTGTAGAATATAATAATATTAAATTTTATATTGGTCAAAATGCTCAAGAAAATTTTGATCTATTAGATAGTAGTAAAATGATAAATAGCGAATATATATGGTTTCATCTAAATAGTTTTCCCTCATCATATGTAATAATGTATAGTACAATAGAAGAGATTAAAAATCAATCAGAAAATAATATTGATGATTTTTTAATATTTGGAGCGAATCTATGTAAAGAAAATAGTAAATATAAATATCTAAAAAATTTAAAAGTAATTTATACTTCATTAAATCAATTAACAAAAACTGATAAAATAGGCGAAGTAATTATAAGTGGAAAAAAAAATATTTTATCTATATAAATGAATGATATTATAAAATTAAGTATATTTTCTATGATAAGAGTAATATTTATTATTATTTAAATTTTACCAAGAATTTTTTTTGCACGGTAATTAGACTAATAAATTATGCCTTTTCATTAAAAGAGTCTTTAGGTATTAGAAACTTTTCTTGATCATTAATAACATCTGTAAAATTTTTAGATAAAAAAGGATTTTGACAAGTTTGTACTAGCATAGGACGATCATCAATAAATTGCTGATATTTTTCTGGATTAATTTTATCACCTCGTCTAGTAGTTTCACTGCGTAAAGGAATATTATTAATAATTTCATTTTTATCATTTAGTATAGGTTTATCTTCACGTTTAGTTTTATTAAATTTCTCTCCACTAGTCCAAATTATAACATTCATTAATAAGTATATATAAATAAATTAAAATATATTTAACATATTAATATTAATATGTTAAATACTAATATTGTTAATATTAAATTCAATCTTGATAGGAGAGTAGAAATACTAAATTTACTCTCTCAATTGACAAATTGTGTTCCGATAGATAAAGATAGATTTGATGATATAATTGCAAATTTAAATGATAATCATAACATATATATCTATATAAAAGATAATAAAGTAGTAGGTATAATTACTCTATTAATTGAACAAAAATTAATTCATAATGGATCGTGTGTTGCTCATATAGAAGATTTAGTAGTTGATAAAGAATACACTAGACAAGGTATTGCTAAAGAATTAATTCAATATTGTTTAAGTAAATTATCTAGTTATTGTCACTATAAAGTAATTTTAAATTGTAGTGAAGAATTAAAATCTTTTTATGAAAAATTTGGGTTTATGCAAAAAAATATACAAATGGCAAAATATTTTATTTAATATATAATATAACTAAAATATATATGCATAATAGAACTAGAAAAATATACAGAGGAGGTAATTGTCAAAATGCAGGTCCAGATGGTATTAGTGGTTGTCGAGATTGTTGTAGTATATCAAATAAATTATGTATAGATAATTGTATGAATACACCATATAAACCACAAAGTGCAGGAGGTTATATGGGTGGTTTAATGAGAGAAAAAATTATTAAAATTGAAAAGTCAAAAACACAAGGGAAAAAGTATACAGCAAAAGTAAAAAATATAAAAACAGGTAAAACTAGAAAAATTAATTTTGGAGCATTAGGATATCAACAATTCAAAGATAGAACACCATTAAAACTTTATAAAAATTTAGATCATTCCGATAAACATCGTCAAGAGAGATATTATAGTAGATTTAGTAGAGGAATAAAAAATCGAAAAAAAGCAATTGAATTTGAGGAGAGAAAAAGTAGAGGTTATTATAATCCTAAAATATTAAGTCATATATATTTATGGTAATTTAACCATATGCTAATAGTAACGGTGGATTATATATATAATCAAATGTTGGAATATATTGAACTAATGGTAAAGATATCATATCTGGAACTTTACTAATTGTTACTTGTTGCTTTTGCACCATAGTATAATATACTCTTTTAAATACTCGCATTATAATTATATTTATAAAAATAAATTATAATCAATTATTATTTTAAAAATAAATTAATAATAAATAATATTATGAAATTATTTTTTTTACTATTATTTTCATTATTAAATAGCTTTAATAATAATACTAATTGCACTTTAATTACTGGAGGTGGGTTTTCGGGATTTTGGTACTTTTATGATAAGTTAAATAACATTACAGGTCACACTTATTGTTATTCAGCCGGCTGTTTAGCAATGGTTACTAAGGTACCACCTAATAATTTTAATAATAATATAAATAATGTTTTAAATATTAAAAATATGTATTATGCAAAAAATATCAGTTTAAATAATATTACAGAAGAATTTATAAAAACGATTGTTAAAAATATTTTTATCAATGATTTAAATATTAATATAATAACGTCAACATATTTTGGTAAATGTATTATTAATAATCCAAAAACAAAAGATGAATTAATTACATTATTAATAGAGACTACTAATATTCCATTAATTACAAGAAAAATAGATATTACTAAAAATATAGATGGGTTTTTTTGTAAATTTAATCACCCAACATGTGATACTATAATTAAACCTCCTAAAACATTCCGATTTTTATTTAACATATTTAATCCAAATTTTAATATGAATGATCTTGATTATTTTTATAATTACAAAAAATAAAATTTATTCTTTAACGATTTTAAGTTGTTTTGTAAATAAAAATTTATCTTTATTTTGACAACGTCTTTGTAAATTACATTTTAAACATGCTATTATTACATTATTATTTGAATGATTAATACTATTATCAATCCTATCTAAAGTCCACTGCTCCATATCTCTAACTTTATTATAAAATAATAAAACATTACATTTACAATAATAACATTTTAACTTACTAGCTACTAATTTTTCAATAGTTTGTTCTCTATTTATATTATTACCATCATATTTATTTTTATTTATATCTTGTGTTTTGTAACTTGATATTTTTTTATCTATTTCTCTCTCCAAATTTTTTTTATATTCAAAATTATTTGTCAGATATAACATATTTATCATTTTAATTTGTTCACCATAATTAAATATATTTTTCGGTATTTCAGACATACATTCTCTTACTGCAATTATATTAGTAGTTGGATCATTTGCTTTATTTATTTTGTCCTTTTGTCTTTTACCTATTATTTCTATCTTTTTCATTATATCTTAATAGTATATAATATTACAATATATAACTTATAAAGATGTAAAAATAATTTCTGGAGGATTCCAATATCTTGGAAACATTAGTCTTTTTTTTTTATTTATTCTAGGAGGCCATTCTCTAATAAACCAATTTAAATAATTTTTATATATATTATAATTATTATCGTATTCATATAGTAATATGTATTGTTCAATATTTTGTAATATTAAAAACCAATATTCTGTAGGTTTATGATCATTACCATTGAAATTATCTATTTTCTCTTCAATTAATATTTTGCCTTGCTTTATGATAGATTTTATATTATGAATGTTCATGTAATTTATAAATATAAATTATATTTAAAATAGGTTAAACTTATAATTATAAGTTATAGTATAATGAGTGAAGAATGTCAAGAGCTTAGAAATATTAAATACAAGACAATGCTTTTAAGTGGTAGTAAAAAAACATTAAATTCTGTAATAAAAGACATTGATAATTTAGACTTAATTTTAGATACAGAAAATGAAAAAAGTAAACGTGAATCTTGGAATAGATTAGATAAATCTGCAAAAATGAATAAAATAAATGAATATATAAAAAAAATAACTCCTGAACATAAACTAACACGAGAAGAGAGTGAATCTCTTAAAACATATTTAAGTCAAAATTTAGATAAAAAAGCTTTACAACGTAATAAAGATGTTATTTATACAAAAGAGTCAGGAGTATTAGAAAATATACCAACATTACATTTTAATAACGCTACAAGAAAATTTACATTAAGAAAACAGTCACAGCCATCAGCAATTAAGTCATTAGGTCCTACAAGAAAAAAGAAAAATAAATCTAGTAAACGACCCAAATCTCCAGAATCAGAGGCGTCAACAAATCGATCTAATAATTAATTTATTTAAAAATTGATAGTAAATATAAATTAATTATATAAGATATAATGGATATTGATAATGTAACAATATATGAAAATATAAAAAAAACATTAGAATCAGATGTAATATTTACAAAAAGTGATTTTAAACTTATAAAAGAAATGTGTTTTGATTTATTTAAAGAATATGTAGATAATAATATTCTTTCATTAAGCAATGCGTGTTTTGACAAAGAATTAACTAGATATATATATGATAATATTAAGATTAGTCTATCACATCTTTATGATAAAACAGATAAAGAAATCATGAAGAAAAAATTAAAAAAAATTATTAAAAAAGCTACAAAAAATTCTTGGAAAAAAATTATACCATATAGATCTTATAAAGATAGTTTTATTAGAAATATTAAATGTAAAACACATATTTCAAATTTAAAAACTAAAGTAGAATATTTAACAAGTATTCCACAGCCTCAACAGAGAACAGATGAATGGTATCAATTTCGTCATAATTTATTAACCGCTAGTTCTATATGGAAAATATTAAGTACTCAATCAAATATTAATAACATTATATATGAAAAATGTAAACCATTTACACTATTTAAAAGTCCTTCTCTAGATTCGCCGCTCCATTGGGGTCAAAAATATGAGCCAGTATCTATTGAATTATATGAAAACTTATATAATACTAAAATAGAAGATTTTGGATGTATTAAACATCCGAAATATCCATTTATAGGCGCGTCGCCAGATGGTATTAATATAGATGAGAATAATTCTCGTTTTGCACGTATGTTAGAAATTAAAAATGTTGTTAATCGAGAAATTAATGGTATTCCAAAAATGGAATACTGGATACAAATGCAGGTTCAAATGGAAACTTGCGATTTAAATGAATGTGACTTTTTAGAGACACAATTTCTTGAATATCATAATTATGAAGATTTTATGAATGATGGCACATTTACGATGACCGAAGATAATAAACAAAAAGGTATTATGTTATTATTTAATAATAATGGTAATTCATTTTATGAATATGCACCAATTAACATAGATGAGGAGCGATATAAAATTTGGGAAGAAAGTATGTTTAATAAACATACAAATAGTGAATGGATAAGAACAATATATTGGAAATTAGAAAAATTAAGTAATATATTAGTTTTACGTAATAAATTATGGTTTAAACAAGCATTACCAAAATTTAGAGAAGTTTGGGAAACTATTATTAAAGAGAGAGAAACAGGATATGAACATAGAGCACCAAAACGAAGAACAATTAAAACCAATCCTATGCCAAAAAAATGTTTAATACAAGTAGAAAAATTATAATATCTATAAAATATAAATAGAAATGACAGATAAATTAACAAGTACTAATTTATCAGGAGAATTATTAGATATTACAATAACAAGTATGAATAACCCATATGGAATAGAAAAAATGTGGTACAGTATGCATTATGGTATATATTTGCCTTTAACAAAATATATTGGCGAATTATCTGAAATAGGAGAAATAACAAGTGATGATAAAACTACTAAACGTAAATTACGATTACAATTTTTAAAATATTGTGAACACGATAATATATTAGAAGATTTTTTTAAAGTATTATTATGTTGGTTAAATGGTGGAGGTGATAAAAAAGGTCCATACGTTCCTGGTGAATATAATTTTTCTCAATATTATCAACAAAAATTAATATTAACTGTAAGTGGTGGTAATATTATAACTATATTTGCAAAACTTTTACAAAATATTAGTTTTGCAGCAACCAGACAAACATACAGAGATAGTACTGAATTATATACATATTTAACCACTACAAATCAGCAAATATTAACAGAGCTAGAAAATAAAACTGGTAGTGAAATGACAAAATTTCAAATATTAGAACATATAAAAAATAAATTAGATAGTCATAAATTAGTAGATAGTATATATAAATTACTAGAGATAACTTCATATAGTGATTTTGACTTTAATTTACTACCAAATAAAGATCCAGATACTAAGTATATGAGTTCTGACGAGGCATTAAAACATATAAGCGATATATATAAAACTCTAGAAGGTGATGTATACCAAAGTAAAGAACTTGAAACCTCCCAAGGTTTTACATTATTTAGAGTAAAAAGTAGTGTTATGTGCGAAGTCGATAAACCTGATTTAGATCAAACATTAAAATTGCAAAAAAATAATTGTTATGATGCAAAAAAAGGTGGAGTTATATCACAAGATTTAATAGATAGATTAATGCCTCAATTAATTAATAGAGACGATAGAAATGTACCTGGTTTACAAGATAGTAATTGGAGTTTATGTAAACAATATATAGAACATTTATTAGTTAAAAAACAAAAAATTGCCATTGCAACCAAATTCAATGTTTATACTGCAATTGGCTATATAAGTGAAAAAATTAAATCAAAAGAATTAGCAAATGGAAAATTTTCAATGAGAAAAGATGAGTTAGAATTAGAAAGTATAATATATTATATTAATTATAATACATATCATTTAAATGAAGTTATAAAAAAATGGGAAAACGGCAATTTTAAAAATTCTAGAGGTGGTATTGTTAGTAAACCATATCTAGAAGTCTGTCAATCTTTTATATCATTAGATACAATAATAAACAGCAGTTATTTATTAAGTATTATAGGTTCAATTATAGCTCAATATTTAAATTTTTCAGACAGTCATACAAAGCCTATGTCTCTACCATTAAGTGAAAAAATATTAGAAAAAATAGAGAGTGATATGAAATCTTCTGGTATAATAGAATGTCAAAGTGCAAAAATGTTACCATCAAAAATAACATTAGTTAATAGTACAGGCATTAAAGAATTTGGTACTGTTATGAAACGCGATTTAAAACAACCATTACAAACACTAAGATTTTCTGATGTAGGTTTTCCAGATGGAATTAATATAGTTTTAAATATAATTAGTCCAGATATTCCAAAGCCAACTCCTAGTACTAGTTTAGAAGAATTATTTGATGGATTAAATATATATAGAGTTGAAGGACCAGATGATCTAGTCAAAAGAGGTGGTAAAAAAAAATCTAAAAAAACTAGAAAAATATATAAAAAAAATAGAAAAACTAAAAAATACAATCTAAAAAAGATAAAAAAACAAAATAAAACAAGAAAAACTAAGTAATAAATTTACAATATAATTTTATAAAATGCTTAAAATTATATTTATATGTATAATAAATGGAAACTACTGGAATAAAAGAAATGCATGTTATTAAACGGTCTGGTGAAACAGAAACAGTTTCTTTTGATAAGATTTTAAATCGTGTAAAAAAAATAGGGAATGAATTTTATTTAAAAATAAATTATAGTGGTCTAGTAATTAAAGTAATTGATCAATTACATGATAATATAAGTACCAGTAAAATTGATGAATTAACTGCTGAACAAGCTGCGTCACTATCAACAAAACATCCAGATTATGGAACACTTGCAAGTGCATTAGTAGTATCAAATTTACAAAAAAATACTACAGATAAATTTTCTGAGGCAATGAATAAATTATTTAATTTTAAAGATGTTAATAATTCAGAAGTACCATTACTTTCCAAAACATTTATTAGTGTAGTAAATAAAAATACAGAATTTTTTAATAGTTTAGTAGATCATAAACGAGATTATCTAATTGATTATTTTGGTTTTAAAACTTTAGAAAGAGCTTACTTAATGCATATTAATAAAAAAATTATTGAAAGACCTCAATATATGTGGTTACGTGTAGCAATTTGTTTACATAAAAATGATTTAGAAAAAGTTAAAACAACATATGATTTAATGTCACAAAAATATTTTACACACGCAACACCAACACTATTTAATGCTGGTACGCCAAGACCACAGTTAAGTTCATGTTTTTTAATTGCAATGGAGAGTGATAGTGTAGATGGAATTTTTAACACATTGAAAGAGTGTGCAAATATTTCAAAATGGGCTGGTGGTATTGGATTACATATACATAATGTTAGAGGAACAGGAAGTCATATTCGCGGAACAAATGGTACATCTAATGGAATTATTCCTATGTTAGGTGTATTTAATAAAACAGCAAGATATATTGATCAAGGTGGTGGAAAGAGAGCAGGTAGCTTTGCTATCTATATTGAACCTCATCATCCAGATATTGAAGATTTTTTAGATTTAAAGAAAAATCATGGTGACGAAGAATTACGTGCTCGAGATTTATTCTATGCTCTTTGGATTTCAGATTTATTTATGGAAAGAGTTCATACTAATAGTAAATGGTCACTATTTTGTCCTGATAGAAGTCCTGGATTAGATGATTGTTATGGCGAAGAATATAAAAAATTATATCTAGATTATGAATCTAAAAATCTCTATGTGAAACAGATTAATGCAAGAGATTTATGGATTAAAGTTTTGGATTCACAAATGGAAACAGGTACACCTTATATGCTTTATAAAGATTCTGTAAATTATAAAAGTAATCAAAAAAATCTTGGCGTAATTAAATCTAGTAATTTATGTACAGAAATTACAGAATTTAGTAATAAAGATGAGACTGCAGTATGTAATTTAGCTAGTATTGGATTAAGTAAATTTATTAAAGAGACGCCTAATCCATTTACTGATGTAACTGTATATAGTAAAAACGACTGTAACTGGTGTGTACTTATGAAAGCACTTCTTAAAAAACGTGGTATCGATTATAATGAAATTGTTTTATCAACTGATGAAGAATTATCTGAATTTAAAGAAAAAAATAGTGTTCAGACATTACCTCAGTTATTTGATAATGGTCTTCTAATTGGTGGTTATAATAAAGTGGAAGATATACTTAGACATAAATTTGATTATGAAAAATTATATAGTGTTACAAAAATTGTAACAGAAAATTTAAATAAAATTATTGACATCAATTTTTATCCAACAGAAAAGACTAAACGTAGTAATTTAAATCATCGACCAATTGGCATTGGAGTACAAGGATTAGCAGATGTCTTTGTATTATTAGATTTACCATTTGAAAGTGATGAAGCAAAAAAGATCAATATTAATATTTTTAAAACTATATATCATGCTGCACTAGAGCAATCTAATCAGATTGCAATTGATAGAATCCCAGATATAGAATATCTTATTGATGAATATAATTTAGGTAATTGGACTTTTAAAACAGAAAATGATATTTGCACTGAGTACAATATATATAATGTTACTGACGCTAGTATTACAAATGCGATAAATAATGATAATAAAATAGATAGACTATTAAACAAGTACAGACCTATTAGAAAAGAGATAGAAAATACTTGGGGTCACAAAAACCTATGTGGATCATATAGCTCATTTGAAGGTTCGCCAGCACATAATGGTATTTTACAATTTGATATGTGGGATCGAAATCCAGATACAGATTCTGATATTAATTATGATTGGAATACTCTTAAACAGAGTATTAAAGAATATGGAGTTCGTAATAGTTTACTAGTTGCTCCTATGCCAACTGCAAGCACTAGTCAAATTTTAGGTAATAACGAATGTTTTGAACCATTTACTAGTAATATTTATTCTAGGAGAACATTGGCAGGAGAATTTATTATTGTAAATAAATATTTAATAAATGATCTTATTAATTTAGGTATGTGGGATGATACAATTAAAAATAATATAATTCAAAATAAAGGAAGTATTCAATATATTGACACAATACCAAAACGATTAAAAGAAAAATATAAAATTGTTTGGGAAATACCAATGAAAAATCTTATAGATATGTCTAGAGATCGTGGTGCTTATATTTGTCAATCCCAAAGTTTAAATCTTTGGATGGAAGATCCAACTGCAAAAACTTTAACTAATATGCATTTTTATAGTTGGAGACAAGGACTTAAAACAGGAATATATTATCTCCGTAGAAAACCAAGACATCAGCCACAACAGTTTACGATTGAACCTGAAAGTAAAAAATCTAAAAAAGATGTAGAGTGTGATGATAATGGTTGTACTATGTGTTCTGGTTAATTTAGTATTATATAAATTATATAATATTTGTATTATATAATTATGTCTTATAGAGCTAGACAGAGAAGTGAAAATAAGAGAGCAGGTGGACTTAAAGGCAGAGATAGAGGTTGGTTGCCAGGAAGTACACAGGCTAATACTATTGGAATTCCATATAATCTTGTAAATAAAACACGCGAAAAGACAACAACTTTAGTTACTAAAGAAGCTGCTGCAAATATTGCAGGAGGCAATTTAACAGAATCTATACCGTATAGTTGCGATTTTGGAGAATTATTAATTGATACAAGATGTCTTGTTGTAAATACTAATCAATTAGGTGGCATTGGAAGATTTAGAAGTCAATTTAATGTTGATGCTGATGGTATTAAACAGGCAAGATATTATTTACCTGTAAATCCTAAAGGATTTGTAGCTGATAAATGTAAATGTAGTCGTCCTGGATGTTATATATGTGGACAAATCCAACGCCCTATTTAAATTGTTTATTTAGAAAATCAATCAACATCTACTATTACAGTTGTTATTGATGGTTCTACATATACACCTACCGCTCACGTACATAGTGTAACTTATTAATAATACAGATTTTTTAATTTATTATAAGCCATAATTTTCCAAAATCTTAATGTTAGATGTAACTCATTATAGTAAGGTAATTTAGTTAAAATATGAATAGCATCTACAGGAATTAAATTAGTTAGTTGTTTACAAGTAATATAATTATATTTTAGCGTATTGTTTGTATAAATTACAAATAGTACACGATTTTTCTCAATTTCTTTATACATAATTAAAACAGGACAATTATCTGTAAATATGCAAGCACCCTGCATAATATTATATTTATTTATTATATAATGAAAAAGTTTAAAAATTTTCTTTATTGGGCAATTATATTTTTAGTAATATTAATAGTTGTAAATTTATGTATTTCTTGTAAAAAAGAAGGGTTAACAACAAACCAAAAAAAACCACCAAATGGTAATGCTATGTGTTCAACACAGTATCCTATTATTAAAAACGGAGTATTATATGCAACTGTTGCTAGAAACGATCCAAAAAAACAAGGTTGTGGAAAGTGTTGGGAAGTAGAATTTTCAAATCTTCCTGCAAACTCACCAGTTAAACAAGTATATTTACAACAAACTAATTTAGGTTATGATGTAGGTGGATGGGGCGACCTTTTAGTACCAGGAGGTGGATTTGGGAAATATAATGGCTGTGAGTTTATGAAAGGATGGGCAGTGTATACTCATCAAGGAGGTCCATGTAGTCCCACTAGTGATACTGCTGATTGTGCTAGATATGGTGGATTTAAAAAAAAAGAATTTTGTAATACCGCTTTTCCTCAGGATCCCCTTGCCCAAACAGCGTGTAATGAAGTTTTATGGGGAGGGAAAGTATTTCCCCCTCCTGATAGTGCTGGTTTTCCTCAAAATTTAAAAGTTAAAAGATATAGAGAAGTTAATGTGCCAAAAGAATTTGAAAGCATGTCTGGTCAAACAGGAACAAATAATCCACAGCTGCCTGGAGCTTGGATAAATGGTAATGACGCGTTATTAACCCATTATTGGGATTGCTGTAAAAGTGCCTGTTCTTGGGGCGATGCTCCAAACCCAATGCCGGTTTGTGGTGCAACTGGTGTAGGGCCAATGAAACCACACGATGATAATGTTAAAAGTATATGTGATTTATTACAACCACCACCTGACATACATGATGGATGTGATTGTTCTTGGACCAATAACAAACAGAATTGTGGTAAAGATGATAATAGTGCTTGTTGGAAAGTATGTTGTGGATCCAGTCCTGCTCCGGCAACCCCACCAACCCCACCAACCCCACCAACCCCACCAACCCCACCAACCCCACCAACCCCAGGGCCACCACCACCTTCTGGAGGGTCTGCTGCTGCTCTATACGGGCAATGTGGAGGTAAAGGCTGGACTGGTCCAACTTCTTGTCCAAAAGGTTCCATTTGTCATGTTCAAGGTGATTATTATTCACAATGCATACCAAATTAAAATGATAAATTAATAAATAAATATAATATGGAGGAGTGTGAATATTATTATATTTATTTACTATATAATGAAAAAATTTAAAAAATTGTTCTATTGTGTAGTCATATTTTTAGCAATATTAATAGTAGTAAATTTATGTATTTCTTGTAAAAAAAAGGAAGGGTTTACTAAAAAGGATTCTGATTGGCTAGATGAATTTCATCCAGGAGCAAATATAGGAGGTTTTGATTGGGGGTCTAATGGGTGCGCAACCGACGCCTCCGGGATCCATCAGAACTTCTCATGCATTACTCAAGACTCAATAGATTTTGCTCAGAAATCTGGATTTACCATATTAAGATTTCCAATTCTACCTTGTAGAATATTTGAAAATATGCATCAGTTAGATTCTACCAGTATGGAATACAATGAGAGTTTATTTAGTAGTCTGTTTACAGGAGCTTCACAATGCGGCAAAGATACTCCATGGAATGATGGATCTTATATTCCGGCAGTTCAATATGCCATAAATAAAGGAATGAACGTGATTATTGATGTTCATAACAATATGCCAGATGCATTTAATGGCCTTAAAATAAACAGCGTAAATATAACACAAGCTCAGTATAAGAACATGTGGGATTTAATAAGTAAATACGTAGTAAAACATGTGAAAAATTATCAAAATATTCTTTTTGAATTATATAATGAACCAACAGGTGGTCCGGTAAAAGATCAAAAAGATTATGATAATAATTTTCAATTACCAGCCATTGAAGCAATTAGGAAAAATACTAAAGATAATTATATTCTGGTCACTACCTTTGGTAATTTTTCTGGAGTTCATTCATGGTATGATGATGATACCTTACCTACTTTAGTTAGTGACTTAGTTAGCAAAGGTTATAAAAGTTCATCTAGAGATAAAATTCTAGTTGCCGGTCATCAATATTGCGACAGCGCCGGGCCCTTCTCAGGACAAGTAGCAAATTGCGCTACTGATATATTTTCAAAAGAAAAGAGATCACAGTGGTTAAAAAAAACTACAGAAGCATTAACCCAAAATGGTGCTGATTTTAAATGGTTTCAAACAGAAGGAAACGTGCACTGTGCTGATTTAGAATGTTCTGGTGGTAATTTATATAGAAATTGGCTTGCAGAATTAGAGGATGACCCTAATTGTGTAGGATTCACATTATGGTTATTAGTCAATAGCGCGGTGTCAGGAAATATGTTCCCGAATATATTCGGAACTGATCCTAACCGAATCAATATGTATAATGGAATCTACCCAAATACAAACGGTTATTATCACTTTCCTTACGATGCGGTGCCAGAACCACCGCCACAACCCTCACCAGGACCACAACCCGGACCACCACCCGGACCACAACCCGGACCACCACCCGGACCACAACCCGGACCACCACCCGGACCACAACCCGGACCACCACCACCTTCTGGAGGGTCTGCAAAAAGCTGGGGGCAATGTGGAGGTAAAAACTGGACTGGTCCAACTTCTTGTCCACAAGATTACATTTGTAACAAGCAAAATGATTATTATTCACAATGCATACCAAAATCACCATCAGGACCACCTTCGGGACCACCATCAGGACCACCTTCGGGACCACCTTCAGGACCACCTTCTGGAGGAGGGTGTGCTCAAAAATACGGGCAATGTGGAGGTAAAGTATGGACTGGTCCAACTTGTTGTGTAAAAGGTACCAGCTGTAAGGTTCAAGGTGATTATTATTCACAATGCCTTTAAAAAATAATAAATTAATTTAGATATTGATTTTTTAATTTTTTAATATCTAAACTACACTCAAATATATCTAAATCAAATTGCATTTTGTAATAACATCTTAAAGTAACAATAACGTCTGTCATAGCATTATGTAAGCCATCAGGCTCATTATTAAAATAATGTTTATATAATTCTGATAATTTAGGACATTTAGATAGTATTTTACCATTTCTGTTTGTATAAGTTAATTGACATATTGATTTGCCATTTTGCATAGTACAAAAACTTGGTATTGGAGTATTACGTTGATTAAAGTTGTGCATAATACGATTTCTAATATATTCAACAATTAATATGTTTTTATCAAATTGTAAATTATGTCCAATTAATAAATCAGAATAATTGAGAGTGGTATTAAAATCATCTAATACCTCTTTTATCGGTTTACCATTTTTTTTGCACATATCTTTAGTAATTTTATGTATATTAACACTATCAGGATGAATATGAATACTATTGTCGATATCAATAAGAGTATCAATGTATCTTAATATTTTGTTACTATCTGTATCATATAATATATATGATAGTTGTAAGATATAGGGCCATTTGCTAGTAGATAGTAAAGAGGCATTTCTGTCTTTTGGTAGCCCAGATGTTTCAGTATCAAAAATTAGTATCTTCATAATATAGTAAAAAAAAATAATTTTATATTCTTTCAATTTAATTAAATAATATTAATAATTTCATAATTTTTACATATACCAAAAGATTTACGATGCCATTTAGTTATACCATTATTTTTTATTCCATCAATATGTCGTTTAGTTCCATAACCTTTATTTTTTGAAAGATCATATAATTCATCTAATTTAGGATATTTATTACATAATTCTTCGATATAAATATCTCTCTCTACTTTTGCAAGAATTGAAGCAGCTGCAATTGCTGTATATTTATTATCTCCTCCCGTAACACAGACAGAATCTATTTCTTTAATAGTTTCTGTATTATTATCAAAATATGTGACAGGTTTAAAATTATTACCATCAACTAAAATCTGATTGTTTTTACTATAATCTATTAAATTTTTTATAGCTTTATGCATAGCTATATGTGTAGCATTTAATATATTATTTTTATCTATAGATTCTTCATCTTCATATGATATAGAATATGCAATACAATTGTCTTTAATATATTCTGCTGTAGCTTTTAATTTTTTCCAAGAGGAGAATTTTTTACTGTCTTTCATTAAATTATGTTTGAAACTGTTATCTTTTGGTAAAATGACAGCTGCAGTATATACTCTACCAAACATAGGTCCCCTACCAACTTCATCTACACCAATTTCAATAATCGATTCATCTGGATTATAAAATGATTGTAATGCCATATTATTATACATATTTTAATAAGTTTAGAATAATCAATTTTTTTTTATTTTACTAAACTTTTCTCATCACTTATATATAATGAGCAATAATATGAACTTATGTTTAGTAGTATTACTTGTAATTATATTATTATATTGTTGTTTAGGAACAATAAATATAAGTGAAGGACTTACTAATTCATCTAATAGTAAACATCACTCAGGATCAGGTAAAAGTCAACACATGTTAGGTCCAGGTGGAACTCAACACATGTTAGGTCCCGGTGGAACTTATCAATATCCAAATTCTTTATCTCGATCAGGATATGATCCTGCTAGAGAAGTTGCCGAAGAAGGTAAAAAACACGCAAAAAAAGAAGGAAGAGAGTATCAGAGAGAAATCTCAGGTGAATGTCCTTATGGATTAAATAAATATGGATATTGTGAATGTCCTTATGGAAAAGATAAATATGGATATTGTTTAGAACCTAATGCAAAAAATAAAAATTCTAATCCTGGAAAGTATAGTGATAGAAAAAGTTGTGATAGTGCTGGTTTTATATGGAATAATTCATTAAAAAAATGCGAAGAAGGATTTGGGCCAGGTGGAACTCAACACATGTTAGGTCCAGGTGGAACTTATCAATATGGAACACGTAGTGGCTGTGAAAATGCAGGATATATATGGAATGAATCATCTAATACTTGTGAGACTAATTTCCCAGGTAAAGGAGGTTCTGGTACATTAAATCAATGCCCGGAAGGTACAGAATGGGATCATAAGAAAAAAATGTGTGTACATAGCAAAAAAGATAAATGTCCATCTGGTATGCATTGGAGTAAGAGTAAACAAAAATGTGTACATACTAAACAAGATCATTGTCCTGATGGAATGCATTGGAATAATAAAAAAAGTAAATGCGTAAAAGACAGATCAGATTCAGATTCAGATTCAGATTGGGAAAATGATGCATCAAATGATTGGGATAAATTTAAATCAAATATAAATAAATTTTTTAATCAAAATCAACATTCTCCAATGAATCAAAACGCCGGAACTTATCCTGCTCATGCAGTTAAAAGACGTCATGAAATACTCCCTGGCGATGAAAATTTATATATTTTAAAATCTGAAATTGTACCACCAGTATGTCCAGCTTGCCCTCCAGTAATTGAAGGAGGTGGTTGTCCAGCAGCTTGTAAAGCTAAATGTGCTCCTTGCCCTAGACCTCCACCAATTCCTCCATGTCCACCATGTGAAAGATGTCCAGAACCAGAGTTTCAGTGTAAAAAAGTACCAGATTATAAGAATATAATACCAGGGAATTTACCAAGACCATTACTTAATGATTTTAGTCAATTTACATAAAAATATTCATTAAATATATATGAACACTTTAGGAGAAGCTCAAACAACTGAAGATCTTAAAGAATTAATTAGTAAACTTAAGATTAAAATACAACAAAATAAAAACCAAATTAAAAAAAATAATCTAGTAATGCTTGGAATGATAGAAGACGCTGAAGCTACTAGCGAGGGTGATGAAAAACAAGAAAAAATTAAAAAAATAGAAAAAGCTATGGCATATAATGAAGGATATATTAAAGCTAAAAATGAAGCAGAACGTTTATTAAAAGACATAGAAGAAGCTTTACAACTAGCTCCAAAACTTTTTAGTGCTTCTAAAACACCAACTTCTAAACCTAAGTTTACACACAAAAAGGGTGGAAAATATAAAAAATCTAGAAAACATAAAAAATCTAGAAAATATAAAAAATAAAAATATTATAAATTATCTATAAAAAAATCTATAGATAATTTTATTTTTTTATAGTACGTGATTTAATACACTTACTATCTATATTTATAGTTTTTCCTTTTTGATCTTGTGGTACAATGTTAATAATACATTTAGCCTTTGTACCATATAATGGTTCTGTACATCCTTTTTCTTTTTTTGTTTTATTTTTTTTAAATTTAAATAATTTATTTTCATCTTTTAAAGTTTTAATATCATCTGTACATCTAGATCTAAAATGTTCATATCTTTCTCTCACATCACAGTAAGAAAGATTCGATTTCTTTTTAAGCATTTTATTAACAATTTCGTGTAATTTATAAACATAACGAGAGAAAGTTTCACGATTTTTCATATCACATTGTCGGATAGGATTGTGCTTTAAATTATTTTTTAAATTAATTCTACAATATTTACATGGTAAAACATACTGTAAACTTAAAATAAAATTTTTGTAATGCTTTTTATCTTGATTTGTTGGTTTGACAGGATAATTGAAACTCATAGTATGTAAATAATGCCACATACTTGGTCCCCATACAGTTGTTAACATACCATCTCCACTCATATAATTTTTTTTAGTAAATACTCTTTTATCTCTCTTTTTTTTTGTACCTGAACTCATTAAATTATATTTAGAAAAAAAAATTATACAATATTCATTATATATTCATAATAGGCTCTATCTGTTGTAAAATCACTCCTATTGATATTTACAATAGATCCATTTTTTTTACGCATTAACATTATATATAAATAAATCCTATGTAGATAATAGAGAATTTATACCAAAAGATGCAAAAGATGCAAATGGTGCAAATGATGTAACAAACGGCGAAGCTACCTTATACTTTTTTTCTACCGACTGGTG